GAGCGGATCCAAGAGATTTACGATGCGCAAAAGGATGCGTTCGGGCACAAGAAATCCTCGATGACCTTCTACAAGGGTCGCATAGGTGTGGGCACGACCGAACCTGAAGGCGCTTTGACGGTCGTGGATGAACCTCACGCGTTAGCAAAGTTTCCCGAGAGAGCCGTTTCGTCGGACGACGGTGAAATCATGATACGCACCGCGGACGGGTCGGGGTACCGGGCATTCGACGGTCTCGCGACAACTACATGGACAGCCACACCCGAGAGACACACCCGTCTCTCCGAAGAAGTTGATTTCGGGGCGTGGCTCAAAATAGAAACACCGGATCCTATAAGTCTCAAGAAGGCTCTCATTCAATCTTATCCAGACTGGGTTCAAGTAGGTACCCAAACGTATGGAGGGTCTATGGAAAGTACAACTTCAGGAAATCACTTTGGACGTGCGATCGCAGTTTCTCACGATGGTACTCGTGTAATTGCAGGTGGATACGTGATTAATTCTAATGCGGGTATGGCGCAGGTGTTCGATTGGAATGGGAGTGCGTGGACTCAAGTTGGACAAACACTCACTGGTTCCATTTCAGGTGATCATTTTGGACACACTGTTGCTATTTCGGGTGATGGTAATATTATTGCTGTAGGAGCCCCATTAGAGCATACCACAACTTCAGCTGATGCGGGTACTGTTCGAGTCTATTATCTCAATGGTAGTACATGGAACGTTTTACCTGATAGTGGATCACTTACAGGAGACGTAACATCGGGAAAACCAGATGTCTTCCAGGGCGCAACCGCCAGTGGTTACCTGGGTTTCGCTGGTACCGTTAAACTTTCATATGATGGTTATACCATCGCCATGGGTGAACAAAACTATGATTCTGGGGGTCTTAGTGATAGGGGTAGAGTTCAGGTGTTTACGTATACTAACGGTGCATGGTCTCAAAAGGGTACTGATTTTTTGGGAGTATACGCAGCAGAAGCTTTTGGTAAAGGTATAGACATGTCCGAAGATGGTAACCATCTTATTATTAGCACAAGATATCAGGGTAATAACACCACAAATGGACCTCGGGTGGAAGTTTATAAATGGAGTGGTACTGTATGGGAAAAGAAAGGTATAACTTTGGGTGCCGAAGTGGGTTGGGCCGATGGGTATGGACCCGCGGTATCCATATCTAATGATGGTAACACGATAGCGATTGGTATAATGCTTGCTGATGTAGCCGAGGGTGGAACGGCTACTGATACGGGTTCCGTAGACGTTTATCACTGGAATGGAAGCGCTTGGGGTCCCACCGGTAGTGGAACTGGTATACAAGCAGCTCTCACCGCTGGATACAAACTCACTAAAGTTTATGATAAAACTGGTAACACTCGGTTTGGAGATTCTGTGTCATTATCAGGAGACGGTAAAAGACTCATCGTTTCTGAAAGTCATGCGGACTATGATACGACAAATGGTGGTAGATTGTATACATTCGAGTACACCGGTGTTGGCTGGATACTAAGGGATGTACGAAATGATTCAAACGTACTTGGACCCCAAATTAGTGCAGATGGTCGCTCCAATGCTTACTTAGGTATGGGTATCAATCACAGCGGTCAAGGTCTTGCCATATCTCGAGACGGCTCAACAATCGTCGGTGGTGAGCACGGATACTATACAAACGGTGTTGCGTGGTCCGGTGCTGTTAGAGTTTTCCAAATGCCCTCGAACATCAAGAGTATCTGGGGAAGTAATGACAATGAGAACTGGACGAAGATCATAAGCGGTCCCACTCGCGAAGAAGCCACTTCAAACGTTGCGGGATTCGCTTTTAGATACAATGACCGCCTAGAGTTTAAGAACTTGGATAACCCCAACTATTACAAGTACCACGCGATCGTCGCGGATGCGTTCACACGTCTCAAGGACGTAAAACTCTTCGGTGCCCGTAAAGAAGGGTCGAGTACCCTCCACGATGGTGCTTTGACCCTCACGAAGAACTTGGATGTTCCCCGCATAGGTCCACCCCCAGATGCCGATGATACTCCCCGAAGGGACCGGCTCGTCGTGGAATACAACACCTCAACGAACCCTATGGAGGATGGTCTTGTCAAGGACACGAGTGGGAGGGGGTTTCATGGTGCATTATTCGGCGGGGCATACTATGATGCGACTGAGAAGGCTCTTAGGTTTGATGGAGTGAATGATGCTATTAAGAGTGGGAATATAGGATTTAGTGGAGCACAACCCACGACCGTATCCATATGGTTTCGTTATGATGATATTCCAGGTGGTCGTGAAGATATTTTTGATATTGGTTCAGGTGGAACCGCAAACCGATTTGGTTTAGCCACATATACTCCGGGTACTTATTTATTTACTGGTGGTAATGATATATCTAATTCGGGGTATAACCTAATAACGGATACATCATGGCATCATATTGTTGGCATATATAGAGGTGGAACACCGAGTACCACAACCATGTCGTTATATTTAGATAGTGTAGATGTAACGGGTACTTTAAATGTTTCATCGGCGACACAAAATATAAATTTTGACTCAACTAATTCCAAGGTGACTCTAGGTGCAAACTCCGGGGGTTCCGGAAGCGAATGGACCCATGGCTTCATCTCGAACTTCAAACTCTACGACACAGCCCTCACGGCCCAAGAAGTCAAGACCCTCTACGATATGGGTCGGTGCGACGAGGGTCACCACGTCGTCAATTTCAGCAAAACTCGGGTCGGGATTGGCTTAGGGGATGGGGAGGCTCCAAAATCTACACTCGATGTACGGGGAACATTCCAAGGGAACTCATCTCTAAGATTTCATCGAATAAGTGGTAAATTTGGTTCTACTACAGATAATTTTAATGTCGCCGTTCCACCAGAAATAACTCGAAATTCACGTATATTACAACTGACAGGTTGCACACACAGCACCAGTGGTGATGTGATTGCCTGGCATAATGCTGATACTAATTGGACAACTGATTTGTATTGGAACTATGCTTCAAATATTATACACGTGTACAATATTTCAGCTACAAATACAGACAAAGATTTTGAAATTTTAATAATAACTACATAATAATATGATTAACAGTTTGCAGAAATCTCATCTGGTAGATGAAGCTGTTTCGTTTTTTACGAATGAACGAGTTTCTAAAATGAAAACAGAATCGACAGATGACTGGTATATTAAAGTATGGGATACGTTAATTATCAACGAAAAACCCCCAAAGGAAGAGTTCGAAGCTAAGCTTCAAGAACTCATCGATGCCCAACCCCTCAAGGAGCTCCGCACCAAGCGGAACACTCTCCTCGAACAGACCGATCGGTATGCTACCCTCGATTATCCTCACTCGAATCTAGCGGTACAGCAGACATGGTTTGATTACCGCCAAGCCCTCCGCGACCTACCCTCCGTAACAGAGGACCCCGCGAACCCGGTTTGGCCCGTCCAGCCAAGTCCGTAGGACTTGTACTTTCCCGACTTCGTAAAATCGTTCCAATCGACGTAGTCGATTGTCCCTCACCCCAGTCTCACTCACGATGAACGACTCCGTCGTTCTCGGGTGAATTCTTTCCTCCCCTTATAATAAATGTCGTACTACTCGAACATTGTCAGTATCGTTCAGTCCAACGTGGTGTCTAACGTCACGGTTGCTGAGTACTCCAACCTCTCAGTCGAAGATCAGGTGAATTATCTGGAGTGTAACTACTACTCCTCGAACACCGTGGGGTACTACTCGAACCTCATGGTCTACGATGGGATTAACGTGTTCTCCAACATTTCTTCGAATGCCTATAATGAATTGACTCCAGACCAGCAGAGTGCATACACACCAGTCATAGAATATTCGAACGTCGAAACAACTGATAGGCCACACAGGTACGTCAAGGTCATCACACACTATTCGAATCTCACGGTTTCAAATGTTGTGACCTATTCGAACATAGACGCGAACGCGTACGCAAACTTGATCACAACCCGACCTTCTTTCACGGTTTTCAGAAAATACGTTCCGAGTGGGTACTTTGAAATTTCTGTAAAGGAATATGCTGCCAAGTCCCTCGAGGATCGTGAAGGCTACGTTCCAGTGACTATTCCGGAGGCTGTTGTTTCTAATTTACAGCCGTACTATACGGAAATTACTCAATGAGACCGAAGGTCTCGGGTCATATCCAATGACGCTTCCTACAAATCTATCAAGGTTTCTAAGAAGTTCCCCCTCCCCAGTCTCGTTAAGTAACGACTTCGTCGTTCTAAAATGAATTCTTTTCCTCCCTTATAATAAATGTCATTCGAACCACCAGCAGGCATTTTGGATATCGGGAATGCCACGCTTCGTGTGGGGAAACTCGAAGTCGCTGAAACCGCAGGTCTAAACCAGGGGCTTCAGAATATCGTGAAGAATGATTTACTCATAACCGAGAAAGAAACGTACCTGGCTAATAAAACGTGGGGTATCAAGTTACCCACAGCGTGGGTCGGTGAGTTCGATCTCAAGACACACGATAATAAATACGTCGAGTTTAACTTTTACAACGAAGGTTCTACGTCAAACGCTCACGGGTACACCCTAAATTTTAAGGATACCACTTTGACACTCAAGTACGATAATGGAAACACTCTCGCATCCGAAACCATCCCCGATGTTTCTACGTCAACCTATAAAAAGGTGAACGTCTTTTTCGAAAGGGGTGTCATCGCCGTGTTTATAGACGGTGCGCGCGTCCTTTACTTTAAGGAATCCGATACCTATAATTCGGTTCACGGACACTCGGGTATGGCCTCCCGCGTCGCCAGTACGACGGGTGGGTCTTTCGTAAACATATTCATCGAAGCGGATGGGTCGGACTCTGCCGTTAAGGATCTTCGGATCGTAAACGGTCGCTTCATTTCGGACAAAACCAGTAACGTCTCCTTCATCGGGAGCCTCGGTGTGGGTGTGAACTCCCCCAAAGAAGCCCTCGATATCCGTGGGAACATGCACCTCACGAGGGTCTCCAACGTCTCGCAAATCAAGGTGGACTCCAACGTCGTCGCCGAATACACGGGACCCCACGATAGACCTCTGCGGAAGTACCCGGAGGTGGCTTTGACCGCTGATGCTGCTACGTCTTCGGGGTACAAGGGGTACAAAGTAACCTCTTCGTTTGATCACACAACGTACCAAGATTGGAATGCTTTTGATGGTGTAACAGACGCGACCGTTGGATGGCACACGGGGTCGGCGGCAACCAACGATATCCAATATACTGGTACGGATGGAGAGTATAACGGAACAAATGCTACTCAATTATCTTCATCTTCAAATACGGTTAACGGTGAATATTTACAAATTGAACTACCCAAAGCTATAAAATTGAAATATTACGTTTTGTATCCACAGGGAACTTCTGGAGTTGATCAAGGCAATTCACCTACACGCGCAGTATTATATGGAAGTAATGATGGAAGTGTGTGGACCGAGTTGCATAGATATACAGATGCAATATACGATACCGATAAACGTGCGGGTATAGGGTATACGTTTCACGTCAATTCTAACCAATCTTATAATTACTTTGCCATTGTCCCAACTCATAGAGATGATACAGCTGGAACACCCGCTAATACATCTGGAATAAGTATCGGAGAACTCGAACTTTACGGCCACGAAGAAGGCAGTGCCTCCCTAGACACCACCCTAAAGTCCGTGTACAACGTACCGGCGACCACGGGGACCCAGTTGGAGGTCTACTATGATGGGCAAGATTACTCTGATATGCCCACAGTGGGAAGTGCTTCTGTAATTGATAAAGCTGGTGGAGACCAAACTGGAACACCTAGTTCAGGTGTGTCTTTTGATTCTACATATAAGGCATTTGTCTTTGACGGAACGACGAATGGTAAAATCGTAGGGACGCATAATTTAAGTGGTACATCCCCAGTGCTCACGATGTCTTTCTGGATGAAACGAACCACTGTAGTAGGGAACTATGATTACATAGCTACGATAGGTACTTCGACCACCGGTCAGATGATTGGACTTACGACAAACCCTAGTAATCAGTTTAATTTTGGTAATTTCGGTGATGGGGTTATTACGGAAGAAACCATTTTACTAAACCAATGGTATCACGTTACACTCGTTGCGAATGGTGAAGCCGTCTTTAACTCTACAAATTTCAAACCATACATAAACGGAAAAGAGCCAAGATTATCCGGTCATGGTGGGGGTACGACGACAAACCTGACAGGAACTCAACTGACACTCGGTACGAACACAAATAGTGCTGAAGCGTTTAACGGCTCCATCGCGAACTTCCGTCTCTACTCCAAGGCCCTCAACGCCGACCAAGTGAAGGAACTCTACGATTACCAAAAAGACTATTTCTTGGGGTCCAAGTCCCAAGTGACCCTGTACAAGGGACACTTGGGCGTGGGAGTCACCGAACCCTCGGGCCAATTGGAACTCGCGGGAGATGAGCGGATTCAAGAGTATCCTCCGGGTCCTATGAGTGCCTCTGGTGATGGTACGGATACTCATATCGGGGGGCATGGCGTGTTTACTGCGAGTGCGAGTAGTCTACGGAATGGGTACAGTGCATGGTGGGCATTTGACAAAAGTACCAACCAAAAATGGGCTTCGGATATAGGTGGAGGTGATACTTTTGGTGGGGGGAGTGGTGCTTATAATGGAACGAACAGACTCTCGAGTTCAACCGCACTAGGGGCGTGGCTTAAATTGAAATGTCCCTATAAAATAAAATTACAATCGTTTAATATAGCTGGATCTCCTACAAGCGAAACACCGGAAGATTTTATTATTTATGGTTCGAATGATGATAATACATGGGATCAACTTTTCACTAACACTGGTCACCCCGCGAATACAGATGTTAAACAGTACAATGTAAACTCGATATCCTATTATAAATATTTCGCTGTCGTCGTTACAAAAGTGCAATCATCTACAACGATCTTAGCAATCACGGAATGGCGTCTTTTCGGCACCCCCGGTCCCACGACCCTCGATAAGGGTTCGCTGACTTTAGGGAGATCCCTCGATGTTCCCCGCATTTCGCGGTACGACGTGGATACGGAAACTCCGAGACCCGAGAAGTTGTTGATTGATTTGGATACCACCGTAGGGGGCACCGGAAGAGGAGCCATAGATATCTCCGGGCGAGGAAATAACCTCAAACCCGTTAACACTGCGTCATTCTATTCGGTAGCGGATAAGGCATATAGTTTTAGTGGTGGTACCGGTGTTAAATATGAAGGACCTGCGACTGGGTACCTGGGTGGGGTAAATCCTTTCAGTATTTCGTTATGGTTTAACTCTACAGATTCGGGTAGGACTTTACAAACTGTAGTCGGTCTTGGTAATTACTCGACATCACCCAATAACACCCTGACTGGGATACGTATACAAAATGACGGTAAAGTGGGCGTTTTACATTACAATAATGATATTATAACCACTGGCTCCAGTCTATTCGAATTTAATTCATGGAACCATGTCGTGTATGTATTTAACGGTTCCACAGCAGTTGCCGAACAAAAACTGTATATAAATGGGGTCAGTGTAGCAGTAACAGGAAATTTCCATACAGGGGCTTCACTTTTAACACCAGCGAATGCTAACTTTTCACTTGGGACATGGGCAGTTGATAATATATATATGTTCAAGGGGTTCATATCCCAACCAAAACTCTACAACGTCGCCCTCGAACCCTCAGAGGTCCGCAAACTGTACAACTTGGGCCGAACCGGGCGGTCCATGGTCATCAGCGACACGGCCGTCGGGATCGGGAAAGTCCCTGAAGCTCAGTTGGATGTGAGGGGAGATCTACTTGTTCGCGGTATGCCCAGAACACCACAAAGACCTGTGTTTTATGCATTCGATTCAGGCGGTACCGACACGGCTGGTGGTTTTACGGGGGACGTAGTTTTCCCGAATACAAGATATAACGTTGGTAACTGTTATAACAGATTTACGGGCTATTTCACTGCACCCGTAGCCGGATTTTATTGGTTCCAATTCCAGGTTTTGGTAAGACGAATAACGGCAGACGGTAATTATGAAATCACGTTGAAGAAAAATGGTCTGAATTGGTCTGTCAGATCTATAGGTTATACGCATGTGACTGGAGTAGACGATCACGATACTCTTACTAATGCTGTTCCAATTTATTTGGATCCGGGTGATACTGTAATTCCAAATCTCCGTTCTGCTAGTAGCACTGGTACTGATATATATCTCGGTGGAGAACTCTCACATTTCACTGGATTTTTAATAGGATAAATATCTGTACAGACAGTAGAATAGATATGGTTCTCAACACAGAGGAATCCATAAAACATTACTGTGCCAATAAAGTACTAAAATATTTCGGAACTCAAGCTACGAAGTGGGGTAGTACATGGGAGTCTATAGAAGTACCAGAAGGACAAGGAAAACCGGATAAAGAACAGTTCGATATCAAATTACAGGAATATATGAACGAGTTTCCGTATGAAGTATTAAGAAAAGAGCGTAACAAGAAGCTCAAAGAAACAGATTTCATATTCGTATCCGATTTTCCCTTTCCTTCAGATGATATACGTGATGCTTGGAAAACGTATCGTAGAGAACTCAGGAATTTGCCTGCAACGGCTACACCCACCTTAGATGAAAGGTATCACCTAGTAGTTGATTGGCCCACACCCCCACTTTGGCCTCCCAATGTGGTCTAAGTCCCAATCGACGCAGTCGATTGCCCCCCCCCCCTTCTTACAAATCTCAATCAAGGTTTGTAAGTCGCCCGTATCTAAGCAGGAAGAATCTTGCAGATTCGTCCCAGCTTAAAAATAAACTCTCACTATATTATAAAATGTCTGGTGGTATTGCCCAACTCGTAGCCGTCGGAGCCCAGGATGTGCACCTCGTCGGTCAGCCCGAGGTGTCTTTTTTTAGGTCTACCTACAAGCGTCATACGAACTTTTCCCAAACTGTCGAGCGTCAGGTCATTCAAGGCAACGTCTCGAACAACGGTATGTCGACCGTCCGCTTCGAGCGCAAGGGTGACATGCTCAACTACGTCTACCTCGTTCCCAACGACGGTAGCGCGACCCAAGCTATCGCCGATTGGACCACTGTAATTTCCAAGGTGGAACTTCTCGTGGGTGGTCAGGTTATCGATGAGCAGGATTCGACCTACTCGACCCTCATCGCGCCTATCCTCTCCGCGACCAACTCTTCCAAGTCCGTCGCCAGTGACCTCTACGGTGGTGCGACTGCCGAGCGGTTCTACCCTCTCCGTTTCGCTTTCTGTGAGAACTGGCAGACCGCCCTTCCTCTCATTGCTCTTCAGTACCACGATGTAGAGCTTCGTATCACTTGGGGTGGTTCCGCCGCGAACTACAAGTGGGACGTCTACGCCAACTACGCGTACCTCGATACCCAGGA